AAAGGACTAAGCATGGTTATTGCAGGTGCTGGTGATAAGATCACAGTACCTATTAATGAAGTTAATATTGATGATGAACTTATGACATCAGTTGAGTATGGTGTTCGTTCTGTTCCTACTATGATTCTTATTGATGAGAATGGTACTGAATTGAAACGACACGTTGGTACATTAAATGAAGAGCAGTTGCTCGATTTCCTAAAGGTATAACATGGCAAGCATCCTAGACAAAATTAAAAAGAATTCTACAATCAAAGACTCTGCGATTCTATCTGAATCAAAGTTCTTTAAGAAGAAGGATATGATTCCTACTTCTGTTCCAATTATCAACGTAGCCTTATCAGGTCGCCTTGATGGTGGACTTACTCCAGGTATCACTATGTGGGCTGGACCATCGAAACACTTTAAAACTGCTTTCAGCTTACTGATGGCAAAATCTTACTTAGACAAATATCCAGATGCTGCTTTACTTTTTTACGATTCTGAGTTCGGTACTCCTCAGTCTTACTTTGATACTTTCGGGATTGACACATCCAGAGTTGTTCATACTCCACTTACCGATATAGAGCAATTGAAGTTTGATATCATGCAACAGTTGTCTGAAGTTGAGCGTGGTGATCACCTAATTATTGTCATTGACTCAATTGGTAATTTGGCTTCTAAGAAAGAAGTTGAGGATGCTATGGAAGGTAAGTCTGTTGGTGATATGACTAGAGCAAAACAACTAAAGAGTTTGTTCCGTATGGTTACGCCACATCTAAACTTAAAAGATATTCCATTGGTTGTTGTTAATCATACGTACATGGAAATCGGTATGTTTCCCAAAGCAATCGTTGGTGGTGGCACTGGTGCAATGTATTCTGCGGATAACGTATACATTCTTGGTCGTCAGCAAGAGAAAGAAGGAACAGAGATTGTAGGTTACAACTTTATTATCAACGTAGAGAAGAGTCGTTATGTCAAAGAAAAATCCAAAATCCCTGTTAGTGTATCTTTTGATGGTGGTCTATCTAAGTGGTCTGGTTTACTTGACGTGGCACTTGAGTCAGGACATGTCATCAAACCTTCCAATGGTTGGTATCAAAAGGTAAACAAAGAAACTGGCGAGATTGATGATAAGAAATACCGTATCAAAGATACGGACTCAAAAGATTTTTGGTTACCAATTCTTACAAGCAAATCTTTCTACGATTTTATCAAGAACAAATATTCAATTGGTCAAGGTGAAGTAATGATGCGTGATGACCTTGATGAAGCACTTGAGGCTCTAGAATTCGATGAGTGAGCATCTTGCGAAACCTCCATTCGTTGTAGTTGAGAATCGCAAAACAGGAGTTGACGCAATAAAGTTGACTTCTGGACCGTATTCAGGTATAATTTATACTTACGGTAAAGTGAAGTTTGATGAACAAGATGACGGTACTTGCAAACTTTGCTTTGAGTACGAGGTCATAGAAAATGAACAAGAGTATGTCGCTGAAGAGTTTGAACACTATATTGGCGACTTACTTCAGTTTATTATGATGGACCAACTACAGAAAAATAATATTACTTACACTGGCGGAATTGATGAGAATTGAAACAAAGATTTTAAGTAATCTTGTATATGATGAACAGTATTGTCGTAAAGTAATTCCCTTTATTAAGACTGATTATTTCTCTGAACGAAAAGAAGCAATCCTTTCTAAGATTATTGTGGAGTTCTTTACGAAGTATAACAAACCATTAACAAAAGAGATCCTATCAATTGAGGTAGGAAACCGAACTGATATCAACGACAAAGAACTTGCTGAGATTAATAGTTATGTAGACACAATGACTCATGAGGAAGTTAATGAGTCATGGATGTTAGAACAAACAGAAAAGTTCTGTAAAGATAAGGCAGTCTATAATGCAATTCTACACTCGATCCGAATCATTGATGGCGGAGATAAAGTTAACACCAAAGATTCCATTCCTTCTATCCTTTCTGATGCTCTTGCCATCTCTTTCGATAATCACGTTGGTCACGATTACATCGAAGACAGCGATGCACGTTATGACTACTATCACCGAGTTGAAGAGAAAGTTCCATTCGACCTAGACATGTTCAACAAAATCACCAAAGGTGGTTTGTCCAAGAAAACTCTTAACATTGTTTTGGCTGGCACTGGTGTTGGTAAGTCTTTGTTTATGTGTCACGTTGCAGCTGGAGTATTGACTCAAGGTAAGAACGTGCTTTACATTACTATGGAAATGGCTGAGGAGCGTATCGCTGAACGTATCGATGCGAATCTATTGAACCTTACCATGGATGAGTTGAAGGTAATTGATAAAGATATCTTTGATAATCGTATCAAGAAGATCTCTAGCAAGACGCAAGGTAAGTTAATCGTCAAGGAATATCCAACTGCTGGTGCACACTCTGGTCACTTTAGAGCATTGCTTGAAGAGTTGAAATTAAAGCGTGAGTTCCTACCTGATATTATCTTTATTGACTATTTGAATATTTGCGCAAGTCAGCGAATGAAGCAAGGTGGAAGTATTAACTCTTATACATATATTAAGTCCATCGCTGAAGAGTTACGTGGTTTGGCAGTAGAATATAATGTTCCGATTGTTTCAGCCACACAAACTACTCGAAGTGGATTTACAAATAGCGATCCAGGTTTGGAAGATACTTCTGAATCGTTTGGATTACCTGCCACTGCTGACTTAATGTTTGCGTTAGTTTCAAATGAAGAACTTGAACAGTTGAATCAAATTATTGTGAAGCAATTGAAGAATCGTTATAACGATCCTAGTTATTATAAGAGATTTGTTATTGGTGTTGATAGAGCAAAGATGAAGTTATATGATGTTGAAGCGTCTGCTCAAGTAGGATTGTCTGATGCTGGACAAGTTCAAGATGATGTACCTATGTTTGATAAGAGCGAATTTGGTAAACGACAAAAAGCAGAAGCATTCAGTGGGTTTAAGTTTTAGGAGAAAAATATGGTTAAGGTAATTGTAGCTGAGCAAAAACACAATTGTGAACATCTTCTTGGTAAGTTTGTTGACGAAACGAATTATGATCATCTTATTGAAGAAGATACTGATGTTTATATGCCACCACAAATGGGTGAAGATCCAATTTCAGAGAAACGAATCGTATTAAAGTTTCGTAAAAATTATTTTAGTAAAGAACAACAAGATGCAGCATATGTCGGACTTAGAGAAGCAGCTATTCGCACAGAGAATCGTGGACTTGCTTCTGGTATCAAAGATGGCATTCTTGCCACAACTGAAGGTCGTGAGTGGGTAACAAACTATCAACAAGAAATGATGGAATCCTTGTTAAAGAATCGTAACTCATCTCTTGATGAAGAAGATGTAATTGATACCATTCGTGCCAAGTACCCTACTGAAACTGATAAGCGCATGGCTGGTGGCAGTGGTAAAAACAACGTATGGGTTATTTCTCGTTTTCGTGGAAGTAAGTTTGATTTCGAAGCATGGTTAGATACTATCAAACCACTGGAACGTCAGAATCGCGCAGAAGCATGTGAAGATGTTATGGAAATGATTAGTACAACTACCTATGGTACTGCAGTAAACTCTGGTATTGCTGGATGGTTCGATCGTTATCCACGCATTCCGTATGGTCGTGCCACTTCATATACTCGTGACAACTTTGATAAATTCAAAATGTCATATCCATTCCTACAGAATCTTTCTGATGGATTTAAGAATCTTCTACCTGAACGCTATGCAGCACAAATGGCTGCAGCAAATAAACTAGATCCACGATTCCTAGTACCTGGAACTCCATTCACAACAGTCACTGTTAACAAAACATTTAGAACTGCAGCGCACAGAGATGCTGGTGATTTGAATGAAGGTTTATCTAATCTGCTAACACTATCCAATGATGGTCGTTACACTGGTGGTTATTTAATTGCGCCTGAGTATCGTGTGGCAGTAAATGTTCGTCCAGGAGATTTGCTTCTGATTAACAACCACGAAGTTATGCATGGTAATACACCAATCGTTTGTGAAGAAGGTTCTGAGCGTGTATCATTGGTAGTTTATTTCCGTGAGAAAATGTTAGAACTTGG